GCGCTGACCGACGAGTACAAGATCGTCTACTACAACGCGGACACCTCTGCGGTCGCCTACACGGTCCCGCTCAACTCAGCGGTGGCCTTCCCCATCGGCGCGAACATCGACGTGTACGCGGGCAACACCGGCGCGGTGACCATCTCCCCTGCGGCAGGGGTGACCCTGCGTGGTCCCGATGGCTCCTCCACCGTGACCCTGCGTGCGCTGTACTCCAAGGTGCGGCTGACCAAGACCGCGACCGACACCTGGCAGGCAGTCGGGGACGTCGTCACGGCCACGGTCACGTCGGTCAACAACGCGACCAGCTCCGCCACGGTGAACACACTCGCCAAGCGCGACGGGTCGGGTGGGTTCACCGTCAACTACCTGAACACTCAGACGCTCGGCGTGTCCAGCTACGAGGAACTCACTCAGGTCGCTGCACCGTCCGCACCTGCTGCGGGCAAGAACCGGCTGTGGTCCCAGACGGACGGTGGGCTCTACCTCGCCTCTGGAGCGGCCACCACGGCACGGCGGGCGAAGATGCACTGGGGCGACGTCACCACCTACCCGACCACCGGGGTGCTCATTGGGGACACCTGTCGGCGCACCGACATCGGCAACACCATCTGGGAGTACGACGGCACCTACTGGCAGCCAACCACTCCTGGGGCGATCAAGGGCAAGCTGTGGAACACCGCTTCGGCGTCGCTGACGGTGGGCGCGTACAACCTCGTCGCGTTCGGTGGGAGCTGGCTCACCGGTGGGGTCACCTACGACGCCACCAACCAGGCACTGAAGCTCCCGGTCGACGGCTTCTACCGGGTCACCCACCACGACTACGTCTACGGTGGCGCGGCGAACGCTGAAGCGATGAGCCTGGTCAACCGCAAGCGCAGCGCCGTGGCCGATGCAGTCTGCGTGTCAGCGATGGTCACCTACGTCGCCCACGACAAGCAGCAGTCGTCCACCGACATCCTGCCGCTGAAGGCTAACGACCTCCTCCAGCTCCAGATCTACGCCTACAGCGCCCTCTCGATCGCGGCCCAGGGGGAGTCCACCGGGGTCAACCTGAGTGTGGAGTACATCAGCCCGCTGATGGGCGCGACCGCGTTCTGATCGGGACAAGAGGTCGATACCGGGCGACTGTAGGAGCATGACGCTGCTCGGTATCGACATCTCCCACTACCAGGGCACTCCGGACTTCCCCAGGCTGAAGTCGCAGGGTGTCGCGTTCTCCATCGCCAAGGCCACTCAGGGCACCACCTTCCGCGACGCCACGTTCGCCAGCAACCGAGCTGGGGCGCGCAACGAGGGGATCATCCCCGGGGCCTACCACTTCGCTGGGGGCGGCGACCCCGACAGCGAGAGCAAGTTCTTCTGCGACACCGTGGGCACGCTCGTCTCGGGCGAGCTGGTCGCACTGGACTACGAGATCCACCTGACCAACCCGGTGCAGTGGTGCCTCCAGTGGCTGCGGGCCACCGAGGCGCGGCTGGGCGTCAAGCCCCTGATCTACCTCAACCAGTCCACGGTCAACGGCTTCGACTGGTCGCCTGTGGTCGCGGAGAACTACGGCCTGTGGCTGGCCAAGTACGACTTCAACCAGGCTGTCGTGGCCACCAAGTACTGGGGCGGCGAGGCGATCAAGCAGTACTCGGACAAGGGCACGCTGCTCGGCATCAACGGGACCGAGGACCTCGACGTCTTCTACGGTGACCTGGCCGCGCTGGTGAAGTACGGCAAGAACGGCGGCGTGGTCTCCACTCCCACCCCGGCTCCTGCCCCCGCTCCGGTGCCCGCCCCCGCAGGCTTCGACGTGCGGGCCTGGAGGGCTCACCTGGGGGCGCAGGGCGCGGTGTTCCGCAACCTCCAGGCGTGGGCCTGCCGCAACTACCCGGCGTACGCCCACATCTCCCCGCTCGCGCCCATCTACGGCCCGCAGACCGCTGCCTTCCTGAAGGAGTTCTGCAAGCGTCAGGGCGTCTCCAGCGATGGCAACGACATCGGCCCGAAGACCGCTCAGCTCCTCTACAACGCGGGGTTCCGAGGCTGACGTGAGCAGCGTCCGCATCAACCAGCGGCTGGACAGCCCGTACAACCCTGACGGAGCCCCCGGCACCATCTCCACTGGTGCTCCGGGGGTTCCCGGGCGTCCTCCGCTGCCCGAGGAGATCTACGCGGCGATCACCGACTACATCGCCGCCCACCCGATCACCCAGCCGACCATCAGCTCCTCCATGAGCGAGAGCAACCGGTTCGGCTCGGGGGCGACCGGCCAGCCTGGCTCCTACGTGGACATCGGCACCCACGGCACGCTCCAGGGCTACGTGACTGCGGGTGGCACGGGGCAGACGGTCAACCTGTACCTCCAGGCCAAGAACGGCACGGTCGTACTGGACGGACCGGCTGAGGTCTCCTCGACGCTGAGCCTAAGAGGAGCGGTGACGCTCCATGACAACGTCATCGGTCTGCGAGAGTCGGGGAGCACCTACTTCCTCGGCTACGTAGCGGGCACCGGCACCCAGCTCTACGGCGACACCGGGGGTGTGGGCAGTGCAGCCAACAACGTCACCTGGGACTCGACCAAGTTCGCCTTCAGCGGGGCCGTGGCGGTCTCGGGGACGGTCTCCCTGGGCACCCCCGTGGTCCTTGCAGACACGGCGCTGCCTGCTGTGGCCACCGAGGTCAAGGCTGTGACAGTGAGGAAGACAGCGGGCAACCGACGTGGTTTCGTCCTCAGCGAGCTGCCGAGCGACCTCGTCATCAACGGACAGGTCGACGTCCTGGGCGCGCTGGCCACGCTCTGGGCACAGGTCAAGGCTCTGACACCGTAAGGGGATGGAAATGAACCAGGTTCCGGCTGATCGAGTCATCGCACTGCTCACCCAGCAGCTCGCGGACATGCACCGGGAGAACGCGATCCTGAAGGTGCAGGTGAGCATGTTGGAGGAGCAGATCGCCGTGGAGTCGACCTCCACGATCCCGTTCCCGCCGCCCGTTCCTGCGGCCAGCGACACGCCCGGAACGCCCGCGCAGTAAGGACATTGGGCAGGCACATCGCTCACTCTGGGTGCATGGAGCTGAACTGCGCGCGGTGTGAGACACCAACTGCCATTCACTGCTCCGAGGAACAGTGCTCATGGACGGTGTGCCTGCCCTGTGGCTTGATCTACAGCCCTGCTGGCTGTATCCCCACCTGGGCTCGGTACAGCAAGGAACAGGGGATCAACAAGTGAGTGCGCTCCAGAACATGGATGGGGCCACGATCGCCTCCATCGCCACCGCAGCCAGCTCGGTCCTGGTCGCCACCATCGGCTACTTCGGCCGCAAGGTGCACAAGGGCCTCCAGACCGCCAACGAGGTACGCGACCAGGTGTCGAACGGTCACGAGACCAACCTGCGCGACGACATCGACAAGATCCTCGAAGGCCAGACCAAGCTCCTCAGCGGGCAGGCTGAGCACACCGCGCAGATCGCCATCCTCCAGGAGGACCTCGCTTGGGAGCGCCGGGAGCGCATGGACCTGGCCCGCGTGGTCCACGGTCGCACTCCTCTGGCTTAGGACAAGCCCTTCCCCACCTGGTCATCATCCAGGTATGACCTCAGTCGTTCTCAGCGCTCAGTCCAAGAAGGCGTGGGTAGCCGGTGCGGTAAGCGCACTGCTCCAGCCCATTCTGAATCTCCTGATCGGTTCTGAGGTCCTTTCTTGGCGCGTCGTCCTGGTGGCCGTGATCAGCGGCATCCTGGGCTTCGTCGCAGTGTGGTACTCGGAGAACGACAAGGCCCCCGCTGAGCTGCCTGCCGCGCCGGTCGTCGTGCCCCCGGTGACCATGCCCCAGGTCACCAAGGTCGACCCTCTCCAGGAAGCCGCGACCGAAGACTTCGGCGGGCAGACCACCACCATCTGATGCCCGATGGACAACACCTTCCAGATCGCTCGGCCGCCGCAGACCTACGACGAGCTGTACGAGCTGATCAAGGTCCTGTGGGGCGTGACCATCCCGAGGACGCCGGTCTGCCCGGAGCACAGCACACCGTTTGCCGCCCTGGCCGAGGCGTACTTTGCCGAAGCTCCGGTCTCCGTCTGGGTTGGCTCGCGTGGCATGGGCGGCAAGTCCCGGACGCTCGCGTACCTCACGCTCACCGAAGCGGTCCTGCTCGGGGCTGAGATCAACCTGCTGGGTGGCTCGCTGGAGCAGTCCAACAACATCGCCAGCGCGATGCGTGAGGGCTGGGACTGGAAGCTCGCGCCCAAGCACATGATCGAGCGGGACAACGCCACCCGCCTGAAGCTGTCCAACAACGCCCTCGTTCGCCCGCTGACGGCCTCCGAGCGCACCGTCCGTGGTCCTCACCCCCAGCGCCTGCGGCTGGACGAGATCGACGTCATGGACCTGGGCATCCTCGACTCCGCGATGGGTCAGCCGATGCCCGGTCGTGGCCTGGACACCCAGACCGTCATGTCCTCCACGCACCAGGTGCCGGACGGGACGATGACCGAGATCCTCACCCGTGCTGAGGAGATGGGCTGGCCTGTACATCGGTGGTGCTACCGGGAGACGGCCAACGAAATCGACGGCTGGCTGTCCTGGGACTTCATCAACCGTAAGAAGCAGGAAGTCTCGGCGCACATGTTCAGCGTCGAGTACGACCTCCAGGAGCCCTCGGTCGGCAACCGTGCGATGGACACGGCAGCGGTCGAGGCCATGTTCGTCGACACCGACCACCCCAAGGCGGAGAACGGGACGATCAAGAGCCCGATCATCCGCAAGAACAACGTGGTCGAGTCCTACGTCTTCGAGGAGCCCGCGTTCACCGGTGACTACGTCATCGCGGCGGACTGGGCCAAGGAGCAGGACTTCACGGTCATCTCGGTGTGGCGGACGGACCAGGACCGGATGCGGCTGGTCGCCTACAAGCGGGGGCAGCGCTTCCCCTGGCCGGTGATGGTCGGCTGGTTCAACGAGCTGATGGAGCACTACCACGCCAAGGGCATCCACGACGGGACGGGTGTGGGCGGCGTGGTCAACGACTACATCGACCGGCGCAGCCAGTCCTTCCTGTTCACCGGGCGTCAGCGCGACGAGATGCTCACCGAGTACATCGCTGCGGTGGAGCGTGGGCTGGTCGAGGCTCCCCGCATCACCTCGGCGTACACCGCGCACAAGTTCGCCAGTCACGAGTCCATCTACAACATCGGGCAGGACTCCCACCTGGCCGACGAGATCGCCTCCTTCGCCCTGGCCTGGAAGAAGTCCGGGCGCAAGGTCCGCCACGTCGCCCCGATCACCATGCCGCGCCTGGGCGAGGGGATGACCGATGACAAGGTCACCGACGCCTACACGCCGCTGAGCCCGTGGTCGAACGTCGGCGGCAGGGTCGGTATCAGGGACATGGGCGTGTCGTCCCTGACACAAAGTGCCTACGAGGACCCCATGTCTTCGGTGCCTGCTGTCTCGCCTGGCTGGGACCTCGGCCTGTAGCTTGGTCCTTGCCCAGCCAACACCGAGCTGGGTCTGCTCGACACAGGTGGCTGGTTACCGACAGTTCCCAGGCAAGACACCAGCGCACAGCCTCGTTGCGATGCTGGTGGTCCAGGCAGCAAGGGGTTGCAGACCTGGACAGCAGAAAGCCCCCGTCCGGAGTTGGGGAACTCCAGGCGGGGGCTTTCTTGTGTTCAGAGCTTGGTGAACTTGTCAGCCAGGTACAGCAGGTTCTCGTTGATGTCGGCCATCGCCATCGGCAGTGGGTCGAACCGTGTGAGCTGCCTACGCCACTCTCCGCACTTGTACTCCCAGTCGGTGTACTTCTCCAGTGCGGCAGCGGCTGCCAGGGAGTTCGGTGAGACCTCCAGGTAGCGGAGCCACATGAGTCCTTCCTGCACGAGGACGATCCCTTGGAGACCGTGCTGCAATCCGTCTGCACTCAGTTCGCTGAAGTCGGTCATCGCTTCCTCCTGTCTAGTCTGAACCCTGCCATTCTACTAGCTACACACTGAACACCCAAGACGGATCACCGCAAGGTCGAGACGATCATCGGGTGACTTCCCCCTTCAAGATTGACGGCGTGCCCGAGGGTCCTGGTGGCATCCCGGACCTCGCGGAGAACGTCGCCACCCCGATGGCCGAGCTGGGTAACACCGGTCTACGCCGCTGGGGCGGGTACGTAGACGACGAGTTCCTCCCGGCTCTGCGGGGGCGCAAGTCCATCGCGGTCTACCGCGAGATGTCGCTGAACGACCCGATCATCGGCTCCCTGCTGTGGGCCATCGACAAGCTGCT